TGCAGGAAGCAATGGAGCGCATTGAAACTCTTGAGGCCAAAGTTGCTGCTCTTGAGAGCGCGTAGTCCCCTTCTCTACTACCCCCTACGGGCACTCCAAAGCGGGGTGCCTTTTCTTTTATCCATTCAAACAACCATGATTACAATCTTGGGTATTAAAGTGTCATATGAGACACTTGCATTTTTCATCCTTTTCATTGCATCTGAGTATTTAGGTGTAACGAAAAAGCGCCGTGCTAATAGCGTTACTCAGGCTATCTCTATGGCTGCTGCTTATTTCAGTAAGACACGTACTGAGGATGATACCATTCGTCGTATTCGTCGTACCTTTAGAGGGAAGTAGTAATGGTATTGCTGCAAGTTAAGCAATACTACCCTCAGACAGATAGTGCTACAGGTCATGGTGATCGGATGTGCTTTAGCTCGACATGTGCTATGGCAATTAAATATCTCAAACCTGATGCACTAAAGGGTAGTAACGCAGATGACGATTACCTGCGTACAGTATTAAAGTACGGTGATACAACTGAATATCTATCGCACATCAAGGCTTGTCAGCAATACGGTGTTCTTGCTACCTTCTATCAAAAAGGTACTAAACAGGCCTTGATTAATGAACTTAAAAACGGATACCCTGTAGCTACCGGTATTCTTCATAAAGGCCCTGCTACTGCTCCTAGGGGTGGTGGTCACTGGATGTTGCTTATTGGCGATGATGGGGAACGTGGTGTATTCCATGACCCATATGGTGAAATGGACAACGTTAACGGTGGCTACGTTACTATTGGATCTGGCGGTAAAGATGTTCGATACTCTTGGAAGAACTGGCTTAAACGTTGGGAAGTAGAAGGTAGTGGTACTGGATGGTTCATGACCTTCAGACCTACTAGCACACCACAGCCTGTAACTCCTATCGCTAATACCTGGGAAGGAGTTATTACTGCAGCGTCTAAAGCAGGTGCTAAGTTTCCACAGGTGGTAGCAGCACAATGGGCTTTAGAGAGTGGTTGGGGTAAGCACACCTCTGGAACTCATAACTACTTTGGTCTTAAGGGATCAGGTACTGACCACGAAACTAAAGAGTTCATCGATGGTAAATGGATTACCATTACGGCAGGTTTCCTTAACTTCCCTGATTTACAGTCTTGTGTATCATACTTAGTACAACGCTGGTACAAGGACTACAAAAACTATAAAGGAGTTAACCGTGCATCTTCTGTGGAGGAGTGCTGTAAACTTTTAGTTAAAGAAAGGTACGCTACTGATCCCGATTATAGCACTAAACTGATTAACATCATTAACCAAAAGAAATGATTGAAGCCCTTATTACAGGCGTTGCGTCTTTAGTTATTGGGGTCAGTGGTGGCATTGCCGCAATTCACAGCAGATCTAATTCACGTATGGATCAAATCGACAAACGTATCGATGGTATTGAGCTTAGATTTGCTGAGAAGTATGTACCACGGCAAGAACTAGCAACTGCTTTACAAAAGATGGAGGATCATATGATTCGCATCGAAAATAAATTAGATCAGATTGTACTGAGAAATGGCTAACAAAAAAGCAACGGAGGACATGTTTAATGAACTCCATAACATGGTTACCCAAGAGCTACTTAATCGGATTAAATCCGGTGAAGCTAGTACTGCTGATCTAAAAGCAGCTTGTGACTGGCTTGCTAAAAATGACATCAGTGGTGTCGCCTATGACGGCAACCCTTTAGATAAACTTGCCACCATTTTACCCAAGGTTGACCCTGAACTTATCCAAAAGAGGTTATATGGCAAGTCGCACATCTAGCTACTACAAGAATAACCCTAAAGCTAAGGCTAAGCGTCTTAAGCAACAAGCTGAATACAACAGAACTAAAGAAGGTCTCAAGATCCGTACTAATGCCAATAAGTTAAACCGTAAGCTGGGTACTTATGGTAATGGTGATGGTATGGATGCTTCCCATACAGGTCCCAATAAAGGAAAACTAGAGTCCCCTAAAGCTAACCGTACACGTCCCCGTAAGGGTAAAAAGTATGGCTGATCCACTCCCAATCTAATGATGTGACACCGCTACTCCCTAGTCCTGATCACTACCTCCACAACCTAATAACGATGACAAGCTCTGAAGCAAAAAGGCTACACCGTCGTGCAATTAAGGAATACTTTAATTGTCAATGCGTATACTGCGGAGAAACTTATGAACTACATGAACTTACACTTGACCACGTTCGCCCTAAGTGTCTTGGTGGCGAAGACCTTACTTCAAATTTGGTACCCAGCTGTAGGAAATGCAATCAGGCTAAAGGAAGTAGCAATTGGCTACAATGGATGAGGGATACGTTTGGTATCACCAATAGAGAAAATTTAATCTTATCACACATTCGCTAATTATGGACAATAACAAAATGCCCAAACCGGGTCGCAAAAAGACAAACCGTGGTTCTGTTGTTGAGCGTGTCAAAGAAGATGTAGCTCGTATGGAAGCTGCTTCAATGAGTCGCCGTCAAGGTCGTAGCAACCTTACATCCAAGGATCTTGAAGGTAAGGCTAAAGGTGGCTCGGCTACCGTCAAAGATGCTCCTAACGGCAAAGAATATATGGGACCTGCCTTTGGCGAATACAAGGCTAAAAAGAAAGAGGATCAACCTAAAGCAAAGACTAAGACTCGTCAGAATCGCGGTGCTGGTCGTGAAGACATGATGAGTCGTGAGCGGCAGCGAATGATTATGGAACGTGAGGAGCGTAAGCGTAAGAATGCTCAAGACAAGGGCGGGTCTAATGTTGTTGGGAGCTGATTATGGCTCCACAAAATAAACCGCGTAAACATGGTGATTTAGATGTTCAAGCACAGGAAGCGTTTTATCAACGATCTAGTGGTCCAGTAATAGGTCAACGTCCTGTAGATCAGTCTCCTAAAAAATTAGCTGCATTACAGCACATTGGAGCCATACCTGATCGCTATACTAGCTGGGAACAGATTAATGATGAGTTTCGCTACAACGTTGAAGTACTCGGGCTTACAGAACAACAGACTAGAGATAAACTTAATCTAAACGTTAAGAACACTAACGGTAAATACTATTTTTCTAAGTATGAACGTTATGGTGCTGGTAACTACATTAATTTTAGGGAAATCTCAACTGATCTTCAACCAGAAACTATTGCAGATTTATTGCAAATTAACAAAATGGTTGAAAGGGCTCAAGGTCCTAGATTGAAAAGCCCCGAACAAATGTTGGAAGATGCAGTATTTGCTGAAGAAGATGAGTGGGGTGATCGTCCAAAAAATAAACACAATAAAAATATTGTTAGTAGTAAGGAAAGAGCTAATGCTACTAGAGATGCTATTAGAGAAAGGTTAGGTGGTCCTCCAAAGGGTAGCCCTGATGTATATGATAGGGGCAAACAGGTTCACCGTGGTCACGGATTTGCCGCTTCTAAATTTAATGCAGGGTTAGCTGCTGATAATATATGGGATGAGGTTGGCTCTTACAATGTATATGGTCATGCTGGAAAATCTAATAATCCTAGGATTCATCCAGACATTCTATTTGAAGTTAACGCTCCTCCTACTGCAGAATTTGCTGCTTGGTATCGGGACCCGGAGTTAAGAAAGCAACGGTTATATCCCGGAGTGCCTGATCAATTAATGATGGCTGCCGATGAATATGGTTCAGAGATATACGGTAGTCGTGGATCAGGTAGAAAAAAAACCTATACTGTAGGACCTGCTACTACTAGGGGTGGTGTAATTAACACACCTCCAGAAACTGTACCGGCTAAAGCTGATAAGCTGTTTCAAATAAGTTCTCAATTGGCTGCAGAACAAGTTAATAGAGATATCGAAGCTGGTAAGGTTTCTTTTCCATATGAAAGGGGAAATGAAGCTAGTAAAAAGAAGGCAGGCGAAGCTAGGGCTAAGTATACTGAAACTGTTAGGCAGTCTATTGCTAAACCTTACTTGGATCAACAGTCAATAAACCTTGATCCTACATCATCTCCTAACACTCCTATCACTAAAAGCACTTATCAGTTTACTGAAAAAGATTTTACACCACTTCAATGGAAAGAGTTTACAGCTGGTGGTGGTAATGCTGCTATTGCTCAAGGTAAAAAGGTAACTGAGATTATAGATAAAGGAAGAATAGCTAGGAGAAATCCTAATTTAATGCCTACTACCCCTACTAGGGTCATTCCTAGTAGACTAGATAAAGGATTGAGCGGGGCTGGTCCTATTCAGACTCGCCCGTCACCAAGTCAGATAGCTGCATCTATTGCAACTCGTGAACCACTCCCTACCCCTAAACCTGCACCTCCTAAGCAGATTCGCACTGAAGCTGAGCTTGATCGTATCTTTGCAAACATTGTAGAGGCGCCTAAAATTCCACCGGTTTCTGGTAACTTTATACCTAGAGGTCCAGTTAATATCACACCTACTGATAGGGAAAGAGCTTTGGCTGCTGAGAGAGCTAATGCAGGTAAAACTAAAGCTATGTCGGCTGGTAAAACAGGGTATCCAGTTGAATATGGAGCTAATCTACCAATCCCAATACCAACAGGATCTCAACTCAAACAATTGGCTCCAGGCATCAAAGGTCAACTACCATTTGCTGCTAGTTCTGCGATTGAACCTCTACAAAGAGGTGAACCTACTAGGGCCTTAGAGGAAGTAGCTAAAGGCACAGCTATTGGTATGGCTATAGATCCAATAGTTAAACCTATTATGAGCAGGTTAATCCCTGCTGTTGGTTCTGTTGCTGCAGCTGCTCCTATGGCTACTACGGCTGCTGCTGCAGTTGCTAGTGAATTGGCAGCACCTAGAGCAGCGCAAGGTGGGCCAGAACGTGTCACAGTTAATGGGACACCTTATTGGCTGGATAAAAAAGCTAATAAAGTTTATACTAACGAAGGCCGTCCTACTAGTTTTGGTGTCGATATCAAAGGGGGTAAACCGCAGTTAGTACCACGCGGTCAAGGTACTGCTTCTAAAAAAGCTGAGGCTGATCCAATTAGACAAGCTATGCGTGGTAATTTAATGCCAGCTTTGAATATGCTGAATCCTATGTCTCAACTGCTACGTTTCTCTAATAGCGCAATGAAGACTATACATGGTGAGGTGTAATGGCAGAGTCTAAAAAGAAAAAACAAAAAGAAGAAACAAACCCACTCCTTGAACTAATTCGTAAAATTAAAATTGCTTATGCTATTGGTAAAGATCCAGTAGCTAGCGCTATGGCTAGTCGTGCATTCACACCAGCTAAAAACGCAGCATTGAATTACGGTAAGATACTGGGTTCTTCATATGACCCAAAGATGCGTATTAGGCCAAACGATCCTCAACAGAAACTGCGTGCTAGTAACATGCGAATTGGTGAAATAGAACGTCTTACTAATCTATTTGGCGGAGTCCGAACTAAGTTAGCTGATTAAACGCTCATCATTGGTGCCTAGAAGCCTCTACAAGGGGCCTCTAGGTGCTTTTACATACATTCTACCATATGACTAAATCGAACGACGTTGTAGGGGCTCTTAAAGCTGACTTTAAATTATTCCTGCAAGCGCTGTGGGGACAACTAGACTTACCATCACCAACGCGAGCACAATACGCTATTGCTGATTACCTACAACACGGTCCTAAACGACTACAGATCCAAGCCTTCCGAGGAGTCGGTAAAAGTTGGATCACAGGAGCGTTTGTGTTGTGGACACTTTTCAATGATGCTGAGAAAAAGATCATGATTATTTCAGCCTCTAAGGAGCGTGCTGATAACATGTCTATCTTCTTACAGAAGCTAATCATTGAAACACCATGGTTAGTGCACCTAAGACCAAAGAGTGATGATAGTCGTTGGAGTCGTATTAGCTTTGATGTGAACTGTTCTCCTCACCAAGCACCATCAGTAAAGAGTGTTGGTATCACAGGTCAGCTTACTGGTTCTCGTGCAGACCTGATGATTCTTGATGACATCGAAGTTCCAGGTAACTCGATGACTGAGATGATGCGAGAGAAGCTACTGCAACTCTGTACTGAAGCTGAGTCCATTCTAACTCCTAAAAAAGATAGTCGTATCATGTACCTGGGTACACCACAGACTACCTTTACCATCTACCGTAAGTTAGCTGAACGTAACTACCGTCCGTTTGTGTGGCCATCTAGGTACCCACGTAAGGACAAACTATCACAATACGAAAATCTATTAGCCCCTCAGATCCTAGAAGACATAGAGATGGGTGTAGAGGAGTGGTCTCCTACTGATTCTGATCGTTTCTCCAGTGATGACTTGTTGGAGCGTGAAGGTGCTATGGGACGTAGTAACTTTATGCTACAGTTCCAACTTGATACAACCCTAAGTGATGCTGAGAAGTTCCCACTTAAGTTCTCTGACTTAGTGGTAACAAGTGTTAACCCAACACAAGCACCTGATGCTGTAGTGTGGTGTAGTGATCCACGTAACTGCCTGAAGGATCTTCCTACAGTAGGCCTACCAGGTGATTATTTCTACTCACCAATGCAGTTACAAGGTGAGTGGGGACCATACACAGAAACTATATGCTCAGTTGACCCCAGTGGTAGGGGTACAGATGAGACAGCAGCTACATACATCTCACAAAAGAATGGCTTTCTCTACGTTCACGAAATACGAGCTTATCGCGACGGTTATAGCGACAGTACACTTCTTGACATCTTGCGTGGGTGTAAGCGGTACAATGTTACTAAACTACTCATCGAAACAAACTTCGGAGACGGTATCGTCGCAGAACTGTTTAAGAAACACCTCCAACAGACCAAACAAGCAATAGATGTTGAAGAGGTGCGAGCTAATGTACGTAAAGAAGACCGTATCATTGATGCTTTAGAACCTGTCCTCAATCAACACAGACTTATTATGGATAGGTCAGTTGTAGAGTGGGACTATAACTCTAATAAAGAAGCAGCACCTGAGGAACGGTTACTATATATGCTCTTCTACCAAATGTCTAGGATGTGTCGTGAAAAAGGTGCAGTTAAACACGACGACAGATTAGACTCACTGGCTCAAGGTGTTAAATACTTCACAGATGCTATGTCTATTAGTGCTTATGAAGCTGTTAAGATGCGTAAGCAAGAGGAGTGGAACGACATACTAGAAACATTTATTGATGATCCTATAGCTGCTACAAATCACCTTGTTATGGGTATGAATTTGGAACAAAGACGCAAGGCTAGAGGTAAGACAAAAAATGTAGTACCTACATGGATTTAGTGTGACAGTTAGGGTAACCGTCTACTGCTGTAATCTATTGCGCTGGAATCGATCTTGAGATCCCACCCGTTAAGCGGGAGCTGAAGGGTGGATCAGACCCCGTGAATGGAGGAAGACATGTCTTTATCAAGACACATCTTCCTCTTTATTAATGTCCCTGGGAAAGGACATTCTGTAAGAACTACTAAATCCCAAAGACACAAACTTCCACTAACTAATACTGAATCTTGGAGTACTGATTCTCCCAATCCTTCTGAATCCTGTCACTACCTATTCTACTGTATACACTATGAGTAGAACATATCGTAAACAACCTACCAATGTATTTAGACAAGTACGTACTTATAGTGAGTTAAAACAGAAGTACTTCGATGATGAGAATTATACTGTATCTACTCGTCATCGGTATGTCCCATCTAGTTATGATGACATACGCCCATCAGCTTACAATCAATTAGACCACCACCAATGACTCATACCGCCACCCTGGTACACATCACTCCTAATGCTGAAGAGCTTATAGCTTATATGGCAAGGGTAAGCAATCCAGCTAATCAAAACAACACTGAGACCAGTGCTAAGTTAATTAAGTATCTCGTTGACCATCACCATTGGTCACCCTTTGAGATGGTTAATATGTGTGTAGAGATTAATACAACTCGTAGTATAGCAGCACAGATCCTACGTCATAGGTCCTTTAGCTTTCAGGAGTTTAGTCAACGGTATGCAGAGGTAACAGATAAACCTGTTGTTCCAAAGCTACGGAGGCAGGATACTAAAAACAGACAGAATAGTATTGATGATCTAGATCCTACTGTTGTTAAACGACTGAATCGTAGGATTGAATTTCTATATGAGAATGCTTCGTCTCTTTATAACGATCTAATTGATGCTGGGGTAGCTAAGGAATGTGCCCGTGAAGTACTGCCCCTAGCTACACCTACTCGACTGTACATGAACGGTACTATTCGGTCCTGGATACACTACTGTCAACTGCGTTGCTCTAATGGGACACAACTGGAACATAGGATGATCGCTAACGGTGCCTATAAGCTCCTACAAGAGCATCTCCCTAGTGTCTGTACTGCCTTCACTGTTTGACTGCCAAAGGGGGCGCTCTGGGGGCATTGTAGGGGTCCCTTGAATTTTTGACATAAATTTAACAAGCCTTATATCGCCAGAGGGCCTCGCAATTCCCCCCAGTACCCCCTCCTTATATACAGGGACGCACTGTTGATATCCCGAGCACTGTTTGATTGTTTCTCATCAGGACAGGCTATTGAGAATACCAGTGGCAAGGAGTTGCGATCAAGGACGCACAGCATATGTCCATAGCCGTGTCCAGCGCATCTGCATCAGGCACAGGTACGCAGGACATTGGACAGAGTGTTGGGTACTGGCAGCACTGTTCTCATCTATAGTCACGCCTTATTGAGAATGAGTCGCAATAAGCAATGCTGTATGATACGAATTAATAGCGATACGAATTAGTATCAAGGTGTAGTTAGATATCAAGCGATCTGTCTGCGCAGCTAATAGCAGTATGACGACAGTGCTAATACGTTCTCAGCCACGCCTAGAAGCCTCTCTAAGGCCCCTCTAACAGTTGATAGGTATACTGAGCCCTGTAGTACTATTGAGGCACCTTACAGGCGATTGTTAGCAAGCGGTGCTGAGTGGTTCAAATTTCACACTCACGCAAAGTTACTCTAATCAGACAGCACTGTTCAGTTTGGCACACCCAATATCATTACGGTTCGGATCGATAAGGAACGCTGATAGGGTCAGTTAGGGGGCTACACGGATCCACTGGGTTCTGGGGCTTGACACATCGGCCTAGGGGCTGGTATGTTAGATGAGTCGGTGGGGGAGGCGAGAGGCGCCACACACCAAGCACCTAGACAAGTTAATATGTAGGTCGTCACAAGACGGAACCAGCGGTGCGAGCGATCCCGCGAGTAGTTATAGGTTGCAACCCGACCTGACTACACGACCTAGTTATCATGTATTATGCCGAGCCACAGGCTTTATTTGATCATGGCATTAACTGTTCACAACTACTGGAGTTAACTATGTCTATTACCATTGACCGTAAGGTAGCTGTTGGTCTTCTCAGTAAGGCTGCTACTGGTAATGATCTCTTGGCTGTACTTGAGATGATTACTTCTACCTTTACTGAGCCCACTGCACCTACTAGTGAGGAGATTGAGTTCTGATGCTAGCTCTAACTATTCTAATTGTCGGTACCATTTACGCTATCAAGGAGATCAATGACAACGTTTACCTTTGATGATCTACGTGCTGCTGTGCAAGACTGCACCAGCTATGATTTAGTTCAACGCATGGGTGATGACTATGAAGAGTATGTACTCATTGATGGATGTGGTGACCAAGATGGTGATCCGTTCTATGAATTGGAGGATGTAGAGTCTTTCATTCGTAACAACGATGATGTTGATGCTTACCTCTACAACATTACCAACGTATGACATACACCATCTTTCGCATGGATGATGAGGGCAATCATGTTGCTCTCGAGTCATTCAATACATATAGTGAGGCTGAGATGAACATCAATGCCTACTTCAACATGTATCCTTATGCTTATGTAGACATCCTCGTCTCACCTGAGTAACTTGTCCCTTTCATTCACAATCACGCACCAATTACCTATGTCCACTACCACCGCTCCAGTCTTTATGCTCAAGGGTGATTCACTCGTATCACACAATGCTGAGTGGATGCAATTGATCAATCGTGGGGAGAAGACTCGCACTGATATGATCATGGACGCAGGCTATGTGTACGATAATGGTAAGGCTATGTACACCGACTACTACACTGAGCTGCTCAATGCACGAGGTGTTGTACCTACCACCAACACTGATGTAGAGGATCAGGAGTATGATGACATGAGCTCTGATGAGAAGGATCTCTATGATAAGATCACTGAGATGCTCGGTGAGAAGTGGACTCATGAGGAGACTGTTGAGTTCATGGATGAGCTATGTGACATCGGTATCGAAACCGCTAGTGACTTTGAGGATGCTTATGAGTACACCCACGATAGCTACTCATCGTATGCTGAGAAAGAGTTCGCTGAGTACTGGTGTGTCGAGGTTCTTAATGCACAGATTCCAGAGTGTGTCCTCAGTGCTGTCGATTGGCAAGATGTGTGGGATCACAACCTGCGCTATGACTTCGCATCTATCGAGACTGCTAACGGTACCTTCTTCTTTCGTAACAACTGATGACTGCTATCCACGACACTGTTATCAAGGTTGATGTCTACCCTGATGAGTTCAAACCTATCATGAAGGCAGTCAAGTATGCTCTAATATGTGAGGACTCACGCAAGGTTCTTACTGGTGATGAGTGGGCTACTCTTAATGGGTGGCTTGATTACTTCTCTGATGTTGCACTTAACGAGGCTGTATGAAACTTACTGAGAAGGAGGCCATGCTATACGAATCAGTTAAGCGTGGCATGGATTCACCTGGTTCTGGTTGGTTACATGAACTGGCAATGGTTGGTTGGAGTAATCGCACGGCAGCTGGTGTGTTATCATCTCTCATCCGCAAGGGCTTGGTTACATCACACATGGAACCAGGTGAAGGCAACAACAAATGTTACTGGATTGAACTAACGACTAATGGCTAAGGCTCTTACACAAGATCAAATCAAGATGCGTCTTGAGATGATTGACTTTGTTGCTCAAGGTGTACATACTCAAGCAACTGCTGGGTACTATGATGCTGAACAGGTATCATACATGACTCAACAGCTTGAGCGTGTTGCTAAGTTTCTTTGTGTTAAGAATTGATGTACACCACCTACAAAGGTTTGCGTGAATACGAAATCACACTCACAAGCGGTGTTTGGTATCTCCTAGCACCAAGTACTGAGCAAGCAGCATGGACTGCTCTCGAACTGTCACAACAACGTAACGACCACCTAATTAATGTCAAACAAACGGAAGAATGGTAAAATGGCTAAGAAAGGAGACTTCCCCAACAATTGGCAAGAGTACAAGGATGCAGATGATGAGATGTTTGTTCCTCATACGTTTGAGGAGCTGATGTCTTGGAAGGTTGCAGGATGGGAACTACCTGGTTCTGTATGCTGTATAATCCGCACTTCTGACCTCAACACTAAAAAGGTCAAAGAGTACGTCTACCAAAAGCGTAGTGCTGCTCAAGCTAAAGTCAATCAACTGATCGATACACCTGACATTGAGTTCACGGTTGTCGATCACGAGTCTATTCATTTCCTCACCCCTACTGATTTCAACTGATGTCTGATTACACCTTCTCTCGTCGTCTTCAACAGCTGATCGAGCAAGTAGAGAATCATCCCAATCGTGATGAGATCATTAAGCTTGCACAAGAGCAACTCGTTGATGATACATTCACTACCGAACGTAACTAATTGGCTACACCAGCACAGATCGATGAGCAAGTAGCTCTAGAGCGAGAGCAAATCAGGCAAGGACTCCAGCGACTCAGAGACAACACCCGTAAGCTGCAAGAACAAAGCTATGCTAGTGCTACAGTTTATGGTGTGGCATCTATTGACGCCCTATTGCCCAAGCTTGTTGAACACATACAAGAATCGAGTGAGTATCGTCTCAAGCGTGGGTCAGGTCATCAGTTCGATCTAATCAAGAACTATGTATCTCAACTAGAACCATTAGCATCTGCTGCTATTGCACTGAAGCTAACCTTCGATAAGGTATTTTCTACCACTAAAGGTAGCGATCAGCTACAGTCAGTATGTGATAGCATCGGTCATGCTATTGAGTCTGAGTGTCAGATGAGGTACTATGAGAAGACAGCGCCTGGCCTACTGGCTGTACTCAAGAAGAACTACTTCCATAAATCTATTGGTACACAACAGAAGTTAACTGTCATCACAACATTGATGAACAGATGCGAGGTACCAGAGTGGGAGCGTTGGGGTAGGGCTAATCGAATCAAGCTTGGTGCGTGGTTACTTGACTGCATCATGCAGACTAGTGGCTGGTTTGTTAAAGATCTGCGCCGCTTAGGTAAGATAACTGTAACGTTTGTTGCACCTACGCCGGAGTTTCTTAAGATCAGGGATAAGGTCATGAGTGATGCTGAACTATTTGCACCACTTGCATGGCCAATGCTTATCGAACCAAATGACTGGACTAATGAACGCCCTGGTGGTTACCTACTCAATGAGGTAATGCAAGGCTACGCCTTGGTTCGTAGGGGAGACCCCGCCCGTCTACAGGAGGAAGTTCCCCTTGCTTTCCTGAACAAGATTCAGAAGGTAGCTTACCAAATCAACCCATTTATTTATGGTGTTGCTGAGGAGCTAACAAGGATGGAACGTTCAGTTGGTAAGTTCCTCCCTATCGTTCATCACCAACTACCTACTAAACCTGCTGACATTGAAACCAACTACGATAGCCGTAAGGATTATCGAAGAAGGGCAGCAGAGGTGTTGAACTTACAAGCACAAGAACCTAAGAAGTCATGTAGAACACGCATGACTATGGAGGCAGCTAAGAGGTTCAAGGATAGAGATAGATTTTTCTGCCCATGGTCGTTTGACTATAGAGGAAGAGCTTATCCTATCCCTGCTTTTCTAACACCACAAGATACTGACTTCGGTAAGTCATTACTGAGGTTTGCTGATGGGTCGTATATGACACCAGAGGCTGAGTCGTGGTTAGCGTTTCAAGTAGCAACTTGTTACGGTTTAGATAAAGCAACCATGTCTGAGAGACTAGCTTGGGTTGATGCAAACATCACACTCATCAGTCGTATCGCTACTGATCCTATTGGGTCTTTACCTGAATGGGAAGCAGCAGAAGAGCCATGGCAATTCTTATCTAGTTGTGAAGAGTATTATCATTGTGTGATCACAGCTGATAGACAATTCACGTCACTGCCTGTTGCTGTTGATGCAACTTGTAGTGGCCTTCAAATCTTGGCTGGACTCGCACGAGATAAATCAACTGCAAAGCTAGTTAATGTGCTACCTGGTGATAAGCCTCAGGATGCCTACAAGGTAGTTGCTGAGACTGCTATGTCATCAGTACCAGAACGCTTACGTCCATTCCTAGATAGGAAGAAGACCAAGCGTTGTGTTATGACTATCCCATACAATGCTAAGCCTTACTCCAACAGGGGTTACATTAAAGAGGCTTTCTTGGAGGATGGGATAGAACTTGATAAGGAAGAGCTTACTCAAGTTGTTAAAGCTATTCGTTCAGCTATGGATGTGGTCGTACCAGGTCCTATGGCTGTTATGAAATGGATCGAGACTGAGGTAGCAGCTGCTGTTAAACGCGGTGTGCAGTATCTTGAATGGAGAACTCCTTCAGGCTTTATTGTACATCAAAAGCTTAACAAGAAGAAGTTCCAGTCAATGGAGCTACAGCTGTTGGGTCGTTGTAAGATGAAGGTGGCTGTAGGGGAGACTGATGAAGTCGACCTTAACCACCACAAGAATGCAACAGCTCCTAATCTGATCCACTCTCTTGATGCTTCACTGCTACACTTGAGTGCTCTACGCTTTGATGCACCGATTGCTCTTATTCACGATTCTGTGCTTTGTCGTGCAACGGATATGTCTACCCTATCCACCATTGTACGAGAAACCTACATGCACTTGTTCGCAGAGCATGATTACCTACGAGACTTTGCAAAGCACATTGGTGCAGAGTCTGATCCACCGATCATTGGTGATCTAGAACCAGAGACCGTGATCGAATCCACCTACTTCTTTTGTTAATGTCACAACCCATCCACGTTACTCAACAGCCTGTTGTCCTTGAAGGTTATCAAGCTGTACTGAAACCATCTAAGTTTGGTTATTCACTGTCTGCACTCCTGGACTCCCAGCTCATCGAAGCATTGGAGGACGATCGCAAAGAAACACTTAAGTGGGCAGAGTCCAAACTGAAGAACCCTAAGCGTAGCGTCCTCAAGCCTGAACCATGGGAAGAGGTAGCTGAAGGTAAGTACAAGACCAAGTTCTCCTGGAATGAAGAGAACCGTCCTCCCGTCGTAGATAGTGAGGGCACACCAATTACCAATGCTGATCTGCCTGTCTACAGTGGTAGCAAGGTCAAGCTTGCTTTCCGACAGAAGCCCTACATCCTCAAGGATGGTGTCACCTACGGCACTAGCCTCAAGCTTGTAGGTGTACAGGTAGTCGAACTAAACAGCGCTGCTGGCATTGATCGTGGTGACCTTGGTGAGACTGAGGTGGCTGCACTCTTTGGTCAGACAGCTGGCTTCAAGGCTAGCTCAGTACCTGCTGCTGTCACTGCTGAAGTCAGTGATGATGTCGTCGAGGATGATGACTTCTGATGGCATTTCGCTCAGGACTTGAAGAGAAGGTCGCTGATCTTCTCACCAACCTGGGTGTCAAATACGAATACGAATCAACTAAGGTACCTTACGTACTGCAATGCAACTACACACCAGACTTCCTCCTACCTAATGGTATCTATCTAGAGACCAAGGGTCAACTAACGGAGGAAGACCGGCGTAAGATGAAAGCAGTCAAGGCAGCGCATCCTGACCTTGATATTCGTTTCGTATTTCAGTCACCCCACAACAAGATCTACAAAGGATCCAAGACCACCTATGCTAAATGGTGTGAGAAGCATGGCTTCCAATACTGTTCATTCCACTCGATTCCTATTTCATGGCTGACGTAGCTAAAATCAGGCAGGTTGTTGCTGCTATAATTGATGCCTTTGATAGCACCAGCTCACCCAATGATATCATCGAAGCATTCGAGGATGAACTCGATGCTTACGAAGAACTGATTCAAACTTACCACCAAAAGTAATGCGCCCCACACAATACGGTTCAGTTGAGTATTATGCCGATGGTTTCAGCGACTTCCTTGCTGATGTTGATGGCGAAAACCCAGCAACTGCAGAGAACATTATCACTGGATTCTATCAAGCACTAGACTCATGGTTCGAGTACCACGATGAGCAAGCACGAACATATGCAAGCATCCGAAAGCGAGTTCGTCAGACACTTACCGTGTGATGTATGTGGGTCATCTGATGCAGCTAGCCTGTACACAGATGGCCACACTTTTTGCTTTTCATGCAATGCCTACACCAAAGGTGATGGCGATGTTCACACTCATAAAATGTCCACCAATGTCCAACTCCGAGGTTCAGCCGAGCGGCTGCAAAAGCGGAACATCTCAGAAAAGGTTTGTCAACAATACCGAATCTACAAAGACGGAGACGTTCTACGCTTCTATTATTTCGACGATGCTGGAGTCGCTAAAGGCTGCAAAGTAAAGACAAAGAGTAAGATATTCACTTATGAGGGAGAAACACCTGGAACACTCTTTGGACAACATTTGTTTCCCGCCACTGGAAAACGAGTTGTTATCACTGAAGGAGAACTCGATGCAGCTTCATGTCAAGAAGCTATGCCGGGGTGGCCGATGGTATCTCTACCTAGCGGTGCCGCTGCGGCCAGGAAATCGGTTCAACGGTCTCTCCAATGGCTACAGGGTTATGAGGAGATTGTCCTGTTCTTCGACAATGACGAGGCAGGCCGTAAAGCGGCGGAGGACGCAGCAGGGGTCCTACCACCTGGCAAGACAAAGATCGCAAGACTTGAGGAATACAAGGAT